TGTGTTCACCGTTATACAACGTTTGGTCAATAAATTCTACCTTTGTATCGTTGGTGACAACTCTTCCAAGGATAATATTTGTTTCATTATCAGGAATGGTGCCGCCCGATGTTAATGTTCCAGCATCGGTAATGTAAATGTAATTATTGGAATTTGCCGTTAATGTAAGAGAACCATCCACCCAATCCAATCTCTTGTATACATCCGTATCTATGGTATCTTGTAAATATCCAAACCCACTAGCAGCAGTGATACCAAATCCACTTCCAGTAGTAATGGTCCCACCTTGCATGACACCCATCGGTGAACCCTTGAAGATAAGAGTCGTTGCGTCCGTATGGGTACCATCAGCAAAGGTAACGGACAATTTACGGGTTACGTCATTTTCACCGTCTGTATCGTCCAAGAAATTCCAATAAAAATCTTGACTATTATTATTGATTTTTGTATGGTCAGAAACGCCTTGATATCGTCCACGGGTATTTGCATTTTGAATATCAAAATCATACGTAGCCGAATCGTGAATCATACCACCAACGATTCTAAAGTTTGGCCCGTCACCACCCACAGGAATTACTAGACCATAATCAGCATCTTGGATATCAAGTCCCGTAGATTCTAGTTCCGGTCCATTTTCCAATTTAATTGCAATAGATCCGGCGGTTCCATCACCTTGAAATTTTGTCGTATATAAGCTGAGACTAGAACTTGGTCCCACTGCGTAATTACCGATTGCTGCACTAGCAGATGGGAAGAGGTAATAGTTTTCTAAATTACATTGCGAAGTTGCTCCATTAGATGATGAGACAAATGTACCATAACTAAATGTTCCATTAATATCAATATATTCACCGTAGAACTGCGTGTCCGTTGTACTGGCATTAACATACACACCAATATCCGAATCATAAATGGAAATTTTATGAGCTTGGGCAAAGTCCCCAACATCATCTACATAAATTGCAGCTTGCCCAGCACCAGCGTTTGCTAATGTTAAAAATGATATTTCATTGTTAATACCCATCTTAATGATGGGATGGTTAGACTGACTTGGGAAAATTTCTGTAGTTTGGATGTTACTACCAACGATACTCACATATGGTTTGCCAGTAAGGTCAATAATATTTTCCGTATATTGGCCAGGACCGACTTCAATTACATACCGATTATCTTCATTAGAATCGGTGATGTATGCAACTGATGCACTAATAGAACTGAAGTCTCCCCCTTTCTTCGCAACCGAAATCTTTCGTGGGTCTTGACCGACTTCGTATAACGGTGCGTCTAACGCAATTTGTGTCTTTAAGAAATTATCGGTACCCGCAATTTTTCCCAAAGAACCTGTGTGTTCAATTAATACGTCCGTTGTACAGTTTTCAAAATTTAATCCAACGGCATCAATAGTTGGTGCAGACCCAGTTTGTGGAGCATAAATACCGGTGGCAAATCGTTGTAAGTTTGCAGTATTGATTCGTAACAATCCACCATTTTCAACCCAGAATCCTGTTCCTTGTGCTGGTCCAGACCCAACCTTAGTCAACCCCGCAAGATTAGCTAGTAATGTACAATTTGGTTGGTCTGTTTTAGCAAATACCAATCCTGTTGTTGATTGTATACCTCCAGCAGTCGTTGTGACATTTCGTAGTAACATTCTACCCGTACTAAGACCGTCACTGGTAATATAGAATCCTAATGTAAACGGTTGTGCTCCGTATTTCACATTCGTTAATTGCATTGCGGCATTGCCACCCGACACCGGATACATCTTTGCGTGGGTGTAGTTAGAACCAAATCTAACATTTTCTACATATACGATGCCTTGGGATGCCACCGATTGTGATGTGAGATATAATATAGCCGACTGACTTGGTGCGGTAACACCTTGTATCTTCATATCACTTATAAGAGATTGGTCGGCTCCCAAGAATAAACTGGCGCTTGGGTTGGAGGCAGAAACTACAGTAGACTCTGGACCTGACCCGATAACAGATACGAACGATTTTAAGGTAATCGTATCTTCAATATATATACCGGGATATACTTTAACTGTATACGTATTATTTACCGCCGCGTCTGTGATACTATCAACTGCGGCTTTAATAGAATTAAACTGTGTAGTACTACCTACCTGCCCCACCGTTATAAAATTGTCTATAAACGTTGGAGGTGCATATGAGGCAGATGTTGCATTATTTGCCCAACTACTTGTACCAATTAATGCGCCTGTAAAGGAGCCACTGAATGAACCGGTGTTGATTTGTAGTGAACTTGATACAACTCCCACCGGCAATCCACTTGGTAATACAAACGAAGCGGTAATTGCTCTAGATGCAGTTGATGCAAACGATGCGGTTCCAGCAAAAGTTCCCGCAAATGATCCACTAAAACTTCCAGTGTTGATTTGTTGAGAACTAGAAACTACACCAACCGGCAATCCGGTCGGTAATACGAAAGATGAAGTAATTGCTCTGGACGCCGTGGACGTGAATGAAGCTGTTCCGAGTAAACTTCCTGTAATTCCACCAGATTCTAATCGTAATGAACCAGTGAGTTCTGTATCACCAATAACCTGTAGTTCAATAATAGCACTACTAGATAATATTAATGATCCGGTTATACGTTGATTTCCAATAAATATGTTTGAACCAGTAGTTGCAAATGTAGTAGAATTTAGTCCATCTAATAGATCTGCGTTTATTGCATATGAAGATGTGTTTGATACACTGGAAGTTCCTATAAAATTTCCTGTAAATGATCCACTAAAACTTCCGGTATTAATTTGTCCTGAACTAGATACAGTGCCAGTTGGTAAAGCTACAGAAATAGATGCTGTATTTAAAGAAACTGTGGCAGTTACAAAATTTCCAAAATCTAATCTACCGGCATTTCCTTGTACTATCCCATCGTCTGCAACGGTAACAGCAACACCAGATGCAACTACACCAGTTAATTGCGATCCATCACCGATAAATGATCCACTAAAACTTCCTGTATTAATTTGCTGAGAACTTGATACTAATCCATTTGGTTTATTTGATATGCTATCCCATGTGCTAGCGGCACCAGAAACGTAGCTTGCTGTAATTGCAAAGGATGCCGATGTTGCAAAACTACTAGTTCCTATAAAATTTCCTGTAAATGATCCACTAAAACTTCCGGTATTAATTTGCTGAGAACTTGATACTGTTCCTGTAGGTAGAGCTGACACAACTTGTGTGGAACTACTAATAATACCAGTTGGTAAAACTATACTACCACTTATAGTTCCAAATACACTTAATGATCCGGTAAATTGATGTGTATCATCAACACTGTCTCCAAACTTTGTTGATCCACTTTCAAAAATTATTGAAGATGTTACTAATTCTGTACGGAGTTCTTGTGCAGTTAATGTACCTTCTACTCGTAAATTTTGAGGAAACAGAAAACTTGCATTGGAAAACGTGGCACCGGTGATAGCATCTAGTTGTATTTGTGAAGATGCAGATACCAATGTTGGCTTATTTGCTAGGTTCGTATATTCAACATATGATGCTGATGTAGCATTATTTGCCCAACTACTTGTTCCAAACAACGATGCAGTAATAGCTACAGAGGATGAAGTAAATCCTTTTGCACCAACATATTTGTAAAAAGAAACTTTTGGTGGCATATTTGCAGGAACTGTACTATAAAATGTTAACAATCCTGCATCGGTGTCAAGAATCCAATCACCTTGGCCGAATGCAATTGATGCATTTGTACTATCTTTTATTGTATAATTGTATGACGTACCATCTCCGTAATTAAACGGAATAGTGTCAACTAGCAATGAACTAGTAAATGCGTTCGTAGTACCGGCAACTGCGCCTAATGTAACATCTTGCCAATATTGCACAACACCACTGGTTTGACCATTAGTTAATGCAGGTGCAGTTGTTGGTATTTGATTTGCCTGAGTCCAAATCTGATTTGTATATACTGCAACGCGGCCAGGAAACCCAGTTTCGTTAAAAAATTCACGGGAGGCCGTCGTTTGACCTAACCCCAACCATTTCTTAAAAAGTAGTAGTGCTTGTTGAGCGGTAGTTAATGCCATGTGCTATTCCTATACTTGAGTAATCGTTACGCCAGAGAATGTTCGTGTACTACCTGCCAATGATGATGACGGTATACCGACTCTAACAAATACAGTTCCAGTTTTTACAGAACCACCAAATGTAATAATTTTTGTTGTTGCTGTACTACTGCCAACTACCAAGGCAGGATCTCCATTATTTATTGGATTACCTGTTCCTGGATATGCGGTTGCCCCATCTATCCATCCTGTGGTTGGGCTAGAACCAGACACTAATACATATAATCTCATGGAACCTGTAGTTTGAATTCCAACAAACGCCGCGTTTGTATTGTTGAACGCAACACTTACGTTTGACGCCGCACTTAGTGATCCACTGAATGTAACCCAACGAACAGCTTCACTAGGGAATGACGATGTGGTTTCTGCTACTAATCCTCTATAATCTGGCCCAGCAAGTGGATAATTTGCGGTATAATTGCTGCTACTAGGATAATGATAAACATTATTAGTCATCTGCAACTCTCTACTACCTGTTAGATTTGCAGATGCAGTCCATATAGCACCCGCACCGGATACTGTACCATTTATACTTGGATACCAACCAATTCCAGAACGACAACGCGCGGATTCATTACTAATTGTATCTACACGAATTGATGTCGGTGGAACCCAAGTAGATGTCCCAGAAGTTCCTGCTGAATTAAATATTGTTCCAGTATATGTACTTGCTGTTGTATATGCGTTTGACGCTATCGTTAATGTTATAGATGCACTTGTGGTTGATGCTGACACTGGTGGAGATGCTGGTAATGTTGCATTTACAGAAGATGCAACTGAATTATTTCCCACTGCAGAAAATATTCTTGTCTGATTATAAAATTGGCTGACTGCATTTGAACCAGTTACTAATATTACTACGGTTTCGCCGGTAGCTAACGTAGGTACACCAGACACGTATCTCGTAGTTCCACCGGCAGATGAGCCTGTTATTGACGTTATAGAAGGTGTCGTTGGATTATCCAACGACCATGAGAATAACGGAGTAGCACCGGTAGTAGAATGTATTAATCGTGCATTGTGTGGCCCCAGTGCTAAACTAGCAGTAGGTGCAACAGATGCTATAAATCCTTTCCAGAAACCTTGCTGACCAAATGTTCCACCATACGGATCTGAATCCGTGGTTATAATAAGATTTCCAAACGTTCCTACATCAGATGCCGTTGTTAAACTATCCTGCGATGCTACTGTGACTACGCCATCAACTTCTGCTTGTAGAATTCCACTATCGGCATCAAATGACAACGTGCTACCAGAACCACTGGTTGCTGCAACAAACGTCCAACTTGCCGTTGGTCTAGCATTTGTTGTGACATTTCCAAACAATGTTGGAGTAGCTCCACTTGCAGTAAATGCTGTGTATACCGTAGCGTTAGTTGTAAGTGTTCGTGTACTTAAATTTGCTGGCTTGGCGGGTGCCAATCTTCCCAAAATAACTTCTATTTTGTCAAACGCATCCTCTGCCTTGTCACCGGAACTAATCCCTGACACATTACCAGCACTTCCACCATATGCACCATCCGTTGGAGTTCCTATAATCACCACTCCACCAGACACATATGACGCGGTTGCAACCGTCCACGTAGTAGCTTGTGTAGAACTAGATACCAATCCACTTGGTTTATTTGATATACTATCCCATGTACTTGCTGCACCGGACACATAACTTGCAGTAATTGCAAACGAAGCTGTTGATGGAGTAAACGTAATGCTTGTTGCCGCACTTGCAGTAGTTGCAAATGACGCAGACACTGCATTGAGTGCCCAACTACCTGTTCCTATAAATGATCCACTAAATGAACCGGTATTTATTTGTGCGGAAGACGACACTACTCCAGAGGGCAATATCGTTGGTGCATACGATGCCGATGTAGCAAATGATGCAGTTGCTGGTGTAAACGTGATGCTCGTTGCTGCGCTTGCTGTGGTTGCAAATGACGAACTTACTGCATTACTTGCCCAGCTTCCAGTACCAACTAATGTTCCTATAAAAGAGCCACTGAAACTACCAGTGTTGATCTGAGCAGAAGAAGATACCGTTCCTGTTGGGAGCGATGACACCACTTGTGCAGAACTACTGACCACTCCAGATGGCAATCCCGATGGTAATACAAATGATGCGGTAATTGCTCTGGATGCAGATGTAGCAAAACTACTAGTTCCAGTAAACGTTCCTGAGAATGACCCACTAAAACTTCCAGTGTTTATTTGTGTAGACGAAGAAACCGTTCCTGCCGGTAATATAGTAGGTGCAAAAGATGCGGAGGTTGCAAACGATGCAGTTGCTGGTATAAAAGTAATACTATTCGCTGCACTTGCTGTACCAAATAATGATCCACTAAAAGCAGTAGCCTGAACAACTCTATTTGGTGATAATGTAATAGATCCAGTTAATAAAATATTTCCAGACATTGGAGCATCCAATGTCAAAAGTGATCTAATGGTTTCTACATTACTGCCAGATTGTTTTAAAAAAAGTTTAGCGTCGGGTACATTTATTGCAAGTTCACCAACTTCCAAGGAGGAAGTTGATGGTATTGATCCCGATGTTAAACTGCGTTTTATAAGAATTGTATCTGCCATATGTTCCTTTTTATCAAATAAATACTATTATAAATAGTCCATTCAGTAAACTTACCACTTCTATTTTTAAGTGTATCAATAAAATCCACCGTCAATATAGCTAGCAGTTATTGCATATGATGCTGATACAGCATTTCTAGACCAACTACCGGTTCCAGTAAATGTACCAACAAAAGATCCACTAAAACTTCCAGTGTTTATTTGTGCAGATGAAGATACGGTTCCGGAAGGTAATAATGTTATTACTTGTGCAGAACTACTAACAATCCCACTAGGAATATTTTGTAACTGAGCGTAATTAACCTGTGTGGACGATGACACTACTCCAGACGGTAATATCGTTGGTGCATACGATGCCGTTATAGCATGCGACGAAGTTAATTCATTGATTATAGCACCAAGTACACGTATACTTCCAGATACACTCAATGATCCAGATAATTCGTGTTGATTATTTGCACGAAGTATTAGTTTTTTATTTTCATTTGAGCTAAAACCACCAGCAAATATTTTTACTTCCTTATCAGCAGTGGCAGTTCCTAATACTAGATTATTACCAGTTGTATAGAAATATCCGTCAAGCGCCTCACCTATACCATCTTCAATACTATACTGACTATTATTCATACCCATGTCAGTATAATTACTTGTTTCTGTACCGCTATCCGCAGTTATAACATAATCCGCAGACGCCGATGTACCTGTGTTATCATTTCTTAAATTGAATTGCATATAGTTGTCTACACTGCCTTCGGCAACGACAACGTTATATGTATTTTCATTTAGTGATTGAATGAATAGTGCTGCTGGAGCGACAGGATCTACGAAGCTTGAATTAATACCAACACTACCACTTGGTGAAATTAATATTCTAGCATTTTGTAAACCATTACCAACACCACTAAATAATATAATATTTTTATCGGGAGAAGCATTTCCTATTAACAAATCACTTCCGGTTGCATACAAATATGCATCTAGTGACGAACCGATCTGATCTGTTCTTGAATATGTACTAGAGTTGATACCAAATTGCACATACCCACCAAAATCATTTCCTACATCGGAAGTTGCTTTGTAGTTTGTAGATGCCGAAACACCATTACTAATATTTCGTATATTTATTCTATAATCATTATCTATTGTACCATGTGCATAGATAACATTTTTAACACCAGTTTCACCCGAATGTACGGCTAATGTTTCACCTTCCAATGAATGTGTATGTGGGTGAGTATCATACCCAATAAAAATACCTGTTGGTAGTTGATATATAATACTTGATGTTAATTCATTGCCAGAAGAACCGGTCCATAAAGGTACGTATCGTGATAGACCACCTATAACTGCTCTGGCTAGTGAAGATGTACCAATTATGTTCCCACCAGAAACGAGCAAGGAACCAGTTATAATTGCCGATCCACTGAATGGAAATCCTACACCAGAACCCGCGTTTAATGCATAACTGGAAGTGGTGGCGAACGATGCCGATACGTTTGCTAACTCGTTAATTTGTTGTGAAGATGATAATAAACCCGTGGGCTTGTTTCCCACACTGTCCCAAGGAATTGAAGCAGATGCCCCTCCCAAAAAACTGGCGGTAGCAGCCGTGACAGCGAACGCGGCATAATCTGCCACTCTATAATAAGTGGATACATTGGTATTAACTGCTGTGGTGGGTAAATCTATATTCACAATGTAGGTATCACCCGCCTGTATGGAGACTCCATATTGGTCGGGTGGTTGTAGATTTACATTATATTGTTCACCTTTATCAACAACAACGAGAATATCACTAGTATCTATTGAACCACTCATTTATTATCTCGTTACAGCAGGACGAACTACCATACTTCCCTCTAATATTCTACGAGTTACAGGAACAACAGATCCACTCGTAAGATATACGTCATATACATAATTTCGCTGAGTTAATTGCAATGTGTCGGCTGGAGTTAATTCTATAAAAATACTTCCAGAAGAATATGGTAAATTTTTTGTAAATGTAAATGTAGCCGCAATTTCATCGGTCGTATAATTTTCACGAACTTGACCAACAAATGCATAGCTAGTTATGTCTACCGGCGTGTTATTTTGATTTTGGTTTTTTAATTGAACGTGTATTTTAAACGTTTCCCCTTGACCAATTTCAAATTTCGTAGATTCTACCATAAATATCTCTCAATATAAGACACCCCTTGTATAAATATAAATTTAAGAGGTAATATGATGGTTTTGTTATGTTTATACAAAAACAAAATCCTCCGTGATTTGGTCACGGAGGATTTTTAAAACCAAAGTACTATTAGTAGTTTAGTATACAGTAATCTGGTTGTACTGTCATTGTGAATTCTACAGGATTGTCCTGTGACCAATCCATATCACCGAATTGAACTTGAGTAATTTGTGCACCCTTGATAATCCACTCTTCAACTCTATCGCCTACTGGTCCTAGAATATTGAGTGTTAAATCTTTCTTATAGAACTCAAGATAACCGTCACGACCAGTTACAGATTCGTGATGTAAACGAACCCATTCCATTACAGCCTGAGCACCTGACGGAACTATTGGATCATACAATGTCATTTGCATTTCTCCCCAAATAGTCTTGCCCTTTACATAACGCTGTACGTTAATGTGATCAATTGGTTTCTTTTCTTGTGTTATTGATGGACGAGCTACTTTCTTAACCAAATATGAAGGAATTCCATCCATGTATAGGATGAAACGATTTGTCATCTTTGGTTCAAACGCGGTGAAGAATAGCTCTTGTTCTGATACTATGTTTGGCATGTATAATCTCCGAAAGGATATCTAGCTATAAATATAATGATATTATAAAATGTGGAGGGAGGCTAATCCCTCCACTTTTTATAGTATTACGCCGTTGGGAATACTGCGCCCGTTGGGAGCACGTTGAAATCAAGAACTATGAATTCAGCGGTCTTAGTTGGCTGCAAGTAGATTTGACCATACAATACGTTACGATCAATTACGTCAGGCGTGTTATTAGTTTCATCCATGATGACACGGAATGCATACAAACCACTGCGTTCTTGTACACTTGCCAAGTATGGATTTACTATATTCAAGAAACGATTTCTTGTCGCTTCTACATTTTGTTCAAATACTAGATAACGTGAAGAGCTAGCAATAAATTTCTTCAACGCGATCAATAAGCGTCGAACGTTTACACGATCAAGTGCAGAAGATCTACGTTGTAATGTCTTTTGACCCCACACACAGATACCCTGTCCTGGGAATTGTGCAATTGGATTTACTTTTCCTTCATACAACGTATCTCTACTTGTTTGTGGAAGACGTACCTTCACACCAACAGCACTTGCAATACCACCACGATTCAATCCTGCTGGAGCAAACCATTCTGCGGCAACATTGTCATTATATGCATATATTTCTGGCAATATTATTGACGGCGGTACCCACAACAGCTTGTTAGTATTAGTATCAATGACTCTCAACCAAGGATAATAAGTTGCTGCATAATTACTATCAATTTCCGCAGCCTTACCAGTTGCTGTTACTAGTGTAGCATTTAATCCAACAGTATCCATGATATAGAATGCATCTCCACGATCTTCACACAAGCTTAATGCTTCATTGGCAACATATGAGTGCAATTCATAGATTACACCAGGAAGAACTAACAAGTTGAAGTCATATTGGTCAGGATTACTTATGGCATTAAGAGCTTTCTTATATGCTTTTGATCCTGGTGATACTGAGGTTGCTAGGTTGAACCCTTGTGAATTTGTAGCAACGATATCTCCACCTAGACTAATATCTCTTGCTGGATTCAATCCATCAAATCCACCTTGGAATGGAACGGTAAACTTACGATATGCCAAACTGTCTGTATCAGTTAAACTAATTGCCTTAGCAGTACTTCCGTTAGGAACGTCTACTACATTTTCTAGATTAAATACTGATCCAACTTGCGGTGATCCAGATGGAATGGCATTCAAGTATGAAGAATTTACTTCATTGGAACTGTCGAACTCCCATCCATAATAGAATTTCTTATCAACAGACTGTGTAGTATATCCAGCGGTTGATCCATCAAGCCAACGTGTAGTTACGTATGATGGAGAAACTAGAACTGACGAAGGTACGTTAACTGTAGATAGCACTGCTTGGAACCCAAACGGCAATGCTGACTCTGGAAGAGGTATATCATTCATTTCTACCCAAACATATTGTGAACGATTTGGGAAATCTCCTTGATAATACATTTCACCAGTGACCGTATCTTCTGTTGGTGCACTGTTTCCAATTACTCTAGCAATATATTGTGGACTGTTTGGATCTAGATTTAAGTTGTCATATTGTTCTAATATTTCCAACTTTGAGTCGGTATCATCATATCTACGAATCAACATAGTAAATGTACCGTAATTATTATCAACATCATCACTTGGCTTCATATTGATAAATGATACCTTTACTTCTTTATTTGCAGCATTTCCATCACTTAATGTGTGAAGTTTAAACAAATCAACTTTTGTTCCACCAATGGTTTGTGATTGTACCCAAGGTGTTGATGCATGTGAGTATGCGCCGAAAGTAGATCCTGAGAAATTCAAGATTGCACTTGATGTTTCTGCTAGGAAGCTGATACTTGCTCCAAGACTTGAAGATACTGCCGTTGGGAATATTGCATAAATGTATGCATTTCTTGTGCTTGAAGGAGATGTTGAGAAAAAGTCTCCAATATATGAAGTAGATGAATCAAATGGACTAAATCCACTAGCAGATATGTTTGCACCACCCGAACCGGATAGCACCAAACTAATACTTGCCGTTGTGCCGCCCGCAGCCGCATTTGTTAACGTATTTCCAGTACTTGTTGGATGCAATACTGCAAATACTCGTCTTCCGTTTGAGCCGGAAGCATAAATTACCGCAGATGTCGTAGTTGATGGGTTATATCCTTCCAACCCAAGCACTCTGACTACAGTTGCAACGCCAGCTTCTCTTAAATAATTTTTTACAGTCAACCCAGTATAGTGACTCGCATCGGCTTCGCCAAAACGGGTAACGTACTCTTGCTGACTTCTTACAATTGTTGGTATAAACGCTGGACCTTTTGGCGTTGGTCCAATAAATGCGCCCCCGATTTCACTGATGCCTTGAGTCAAAAAACTCAAGTCTCGTTCTCTAGTGAATACACCAGGAGAAACAATTCTTTCATTTGCCATACGAATCCTCCAAATGGGTTATATTATTCCTGTATTTCGCCAGTATCAAAATTTATATTACCGGTTCCATATTTTTGCTGTAAACTTTCATATAAAACCCTTTCTTGTTCTTGAATCTGTACAAACTTATTTTCTTCGTCAGTGGTGCTCTTTTCTATTTGCTTGATCTCGTTTTCTAAAAGAAATTTACCAAGATGCAATTCACCTATTTTAGTTATTATTTCTACTAACGAATTTCGCATGTCTTGTACAGCCTTTAATTCTTGTTCAGATACAACTTTCATATATAACCTCTCTATAAACTAGTATACATATCATAAATATAAAAAATCATTCCGAAAATATGATTATTTTATTATAGAAGTAATAATTTCGGTATCAAACACCACTTTCTTGGGAGAATAAACCATTTTAGTTACTTGTGTTCTATTACCATTCTTGTCCAGTGCAGATTTTGGTAAAATATATGCTTTTACATTAATAGCAAATTTACTTCTAACCAATCTGTCACCGGCACTAGGCAATTCCGTGATTTGTTCAAACTGATCTATTGATGTTATAAATCTATAATTGTTACTATCTCCCCAATATTCATCACTTTCATAAGAAACATTTTCTACAATTTTATTCATTTGCTCCATATACTCCGTCCATATCATTGCATCATATGAAATATCATAATAATCTGGTATCATGCTAGAATGGTATACCTGACTAGGAGATATGTTATTCAGCGCAGCAAACTTATCGTATACATTTCTTGCATTCCATCCAGCTTTAAAAATATAATTATTATACTTGTTAACTGGAGAATTTATTGTATTCTTTTTCATCGTAGTTCTACGTAACATCATAATTGGTAATAATATTTTACCGTTTTTGTCACGTATACCACCATCTTGCTGTGCACTTTTCCATCGTTCAGGATTTCCATACAACACAGGAACTTGTATTTGTTTTCCATCCTGAGTGACTATAGGTTTTATTTTTGTTTGTAAAAATCCAAGTATAGCCGTATCTATAGTTTCCAATCCAACTGATACAGGAATTGTTACCCCCTCTTCTGTTTTGTTATCATTTCCACGATTGTACGTGGATGACCGTGGAGCATTTGGATTGAATTCAGGTATGCTCATATGTGTGTGTCCTCAATATTTAAACTACTCAAGCGTGTTAAATGTGTTTCACAAACGATAGTTTGATTATATTCAGGTCTACTTGCTATCAATTGTGCCTCGTTCGTGTTATCAATTTCATAATAATTTCCATTATATGAAATAATATCACCTATCTCTGGATATACATTCACATCCTGTAGTATTTTTCTAACAAATCTAAATTCAACATTTTGTTGTACAATGTCCGATCCAAATCCATCCGAAATCGGTGATGTTTTTGTATATTTTATCAATGCATTTAAACTTATGCCACGGTACTGAATCTTCTCCGTTGATTCGCCGTAAATATTTACTTTCACAACATCATTAATGATTTTGTACAATATAACTTCTACATCAACCACATCAACCACAATTTCTCGGTTAATGTGTTGAAAAAATAAAAAGTCTCGTTCACTAACAAATCGTGGCATAAATTATCCAATAAAAATTTGCGTAGGTATCTTCAAGAAAATATTTTGCATAGCTTCGGAATTTTCAACTTGTTTTTTCAACTGTGCATAATATCCAGTTTGATCTAATGTTTCTCTAATTTCTTTTATTAGATAATCCTTTTCTTCAGATGCCTCTCTTCTCAATGTATCACCATCTAAACGAATTTGTGCATCTGGTATTGGGATACTTTCATATTTAGAACGAATAGTTCCCAATAATTCTTTAGCCAATGCTAAGGTATACTTATAAATCCAAAGTTTACCAATACTATTAACATTTTTATATTGTATATTTTGATATGGTATATTTGAAAAATCAGAAACTACACTATTTTCCGATCCCGATTGAAATAAAGCATTCAATGATGTTTTATCATCAACCACAATATAATCAAAATATACAAGTTGATTTCTGGTAAAAATTGGTGTAAATCTCACCACATTATTTGATATACTAAAGCTATATTGACTCTTACGAATCATATCATTGATTTCAATTGCTTGAATACGAAGTAAATCTTCATATGCTGGCATCATTACGAACATGACCGGTGGCGAATATCCATCAAATCCAAATTCGCTCATCAAATTTGTAAGACCAAGACCGGTTGTAGCAAACGGATCATAGTATCTTGCAATTGCCGGTGGCATATAATGGTATACTCTACGAATTTCAATGGCAGAACCACTTTCATTTTGATCTGCCCATTGCTTCAGATCATATGCCTGTACATTCGCAGATGCACTAATATATCCTCTTTTTACAGTAACGTTACCTCCACTGTCTGCTTCGGTTCCATACTGTGCAGAAAGTTTTACCAATTGTGGTATAGCACTAGATACTATATTTCGTTGTGTAGCGTTTACAGACGTACTCAAGCCTTGTAATGACAGCATGTGTTCTCTGGCATTAAATTGATTTACTTGATTACTGTACGTTGTTACTGCTTCTTCAAAACAAGCATATATTTGTTTATGTGTTAACTCCACATCAACAACTGGATATCCCAACCGCCGTGCAACAAATGATGCCACGTTTGGAGCTTCGTTTTGAAAAATTTGGTCGCTATCGTAAAATCCAAACGGAGTAATATTTACTGGACTGATTGGATTTTCTTCAAAAACAATTGGTTCACGATTTTGCATTAAAATTCTCTAGTTTATACTGGTTCTAGTCCCAACGCCTCACATAATTCTTCTTCATCCCATGTACTTTTTCCTTTTAACTGTGCCGCATCTATCAAAGCAAGATCGGATAATGTTTCTTGCTTAAATAATTCACCAACATCATCTACAACAACTTTATATAAAACTATAACCGAATCGGAAAATGTAGTTTTTCTATATTCCTGTAAATATTTTAGGTAATTCATACAACTCTCCATATAAAAGTACACATATAAATATCATTTTAATAAACATAACTCATTTTTATGTGAAATAAAAAGGGGTGGCTTTCGCCACCCCAATTTATTTATCACTACTCAGTATCGGTATTAGACTAAGTTAAGCTTGTCGATGTAGATCTTGCCGAAGAATTCCGGACGAACGATCTTCTTAGCGTAACGTGTCATTACACCTCTACGTGGTGTGAAGTTTTGTGGATCATACACAAGTGGTGTCATGATTAATGGAATGTATGGAGCATATACTGCACCAGTTTCCAAGAATTGTGTACCACGGAAGCCCATGAGCATTACATTTTCTGTCATGTATGGGTTCTTGTAGATTGTGAAGCGGTTAACGAATGATCCAACCTTTGTAACGCCACCTGCAAACTCCATCTTGTCACCATCTGTACCAGCTTGGAAGCCAGGGATTGTTTCAAGAATTGTTGCAACTGTTGGTGAAACTACTGCGAAGTTAGCACCACCGCGCATTGTTGCTTGGTGAATCTTGTTACTGACCTTTTGCATCTTCTGACCAAGAGTTTGGAACCATGTTTGGTTGGTCCATGCCGTTCCTGAGAAGGTTGGAGTTCCAAACGATGTACCGTTCCATACTGAACCAATTTCTGCTGACCAGTATTCAGTGTTTACTGATGGTGCAGCTTGAATTAACATGTCAAGAATTTCAAGGTCAACTTCTGTTGCGATGTAATCACTTAACATTGCTGTTAATTCTGCTTCCGCATCAACACTGTGGTATGCATTCAAGTCTTGTGCAAGTTCTGGTGACCATACGGCCTTCAACTTACGTGTCTTAGCAACAATTGTTTCACTCTTGAGTTCCAAATCAATTTGTGGAATTTGCAAATCTGTTGAACCATCACGATCTTCAAAGTCACCACGATCTGTGTCAACCGGTTGCTTGACGTATTGTACACTTGTCAATACTGCATTTGCTGTTGTGTTAACAACGAATGTCAAGTTTTGTCCATCGTACTTTGTGAACTCAGGAAGAACTAATGTGCCAAAGTTTGCACCAGATCCACTTGGAATGAATGCGCGTGATGCTAAGAAGTCTGCATTCGTGAATGCTGAACCTGTTACTGTGAACTTTCTGTACGAGCCAGTTGTAACAAAATCAGCGTTGAAGTTGACATCTGCAAATGCTACAGATGCAGTTGCTGCTGTTAAGCCAGTTACACTTGCATCATTTACAGTGTATCCAAATGCACCTGGGCCATATAGACCACCTGAAGTTTGGTTACCGAATGATGTGTATGGTGAGCTTAATGCACTACCATAAAGTGACTGTCCTGCTGTCTTTCCATTTACAGTGTTACCGTACTTGAAGTCCATGTAGAACACAAGACCGGCTGGAAGATTCATTGGTTGTACAGAAACGAAGTTCTTACTTGCAATACTTCCGAAAACCTTACGGACTAATGGAAGTGCAACACCTGCCCAGTTTTCACCGGCTGAACCGGCTGAATTCGTCTTACTACTTTCGTCAAGGAGTTGCTTTGCTTGGTTTTCAAGCATAACAGCCATACCTTGCTTCTCATATCCCTTCAAGCCTTCAAGAAGACCTGAACGTTCCCACTTTCCCGAAAGCTTACGGGTTTGTGCAATGATAGCTTCGTGTGCGTGGTTAGCTTCATTGATAAATGATTGTACATCTGACATATTTATTTATCTCCTATATTATGAAATAATTCCTGCGAGTTCTTGGAGGCGCTTTGCTACTGTATTTTCAACAATAACTTCCGCCTTTGGTGCTGTGCTTGGGGTTGCCTTTGAAGCAAGACCCTCTGCAACTACTTTCTTGCGTGATGCAGCGAACGTCTTAGCTGCAGTTGAAAGATTTTCAACCAATGCAGTGTAGACCAGCTTCACTTCACGAACAGTTGTTGCGCGATCAAACGATTCTACGATGCGAACCTTTTGTTCGTTGTTTAAACCTTCCTTACGGAACATTTTGTTAGTGAAGAGTAATTTTGCATTTAAAAGATTTACTTCTTGTAAACGCTCACGGAGAGTATTTACAGCCTCCCGATACTGAGCTAAGTCGTTCTTGATTCTAGCAAGTTCAGCAGCCATTACTTTCTTTTCTTCCTGACCAGAATGTTTTTCTGGAGCAAGTTCGTCTTCATCGTCTTCGGCGTCAAGTTCTGCAAGAATTTCTTCAAGATCAATTTCTTTGTCTGCTTCGTCGTCGTCTTCATGACCAGCGACTTCGCCTTCTTTCTTCATTTCAGCATGTTCTTCGTCACCAGTTTCCTTCTTTTCGTGCCCTGGTTCGCCTTCACCTGCATGCTTTTCTTCACCTTCTTCGTGCTCTGTTTCTGACAAAGCAGCAATGTCTTCTTCTAATTCCTTGATAACTTCATCAAGGTCGAAGTCACTTTCTGACCAATCATCATACCAATCTGTATGACTATCTTCTTTGTTTTCTCCACCATCGCCAATAGCAGATGTGTCAAATGCGTCATCTGATGGTTCCTTGTTTTCAGCACCACCAATAGTTGATGTATCTTGTGGTGTTTCTGCTGAATGTTCAGCATCAGCATCTTCTAATGGCTTTTCCGTTGCAGATTCGTGTGCAACTGCTCCTTCTGCTTCTACACGAAGGCGACGAGCAATCATGTCACGGATCTGTGGTGTGATGGCTTCTTCTAAAACCATTTTTGCATTAGCAACAGCAGTTTCACGAACTGCTTCTGCGTCTGCAATAGCTTCTCTTAAAAGCTTATTTGTTATTTCTGCCATAAAGGTTACTCCCCTGTATTAACAAAACAGATATTAGCATCTGTTATTTTTGATATAAATAATAACACCAATATTATTAAATTGGTGTTTTACTAATATAAATATATTGTTTGTTTTGAAAAACATCAATTGTCGTATTTTTTTTGTCTAGCAACTCGGCGCTCTTCTCGCTTTCGTCTACGTAAAGCTTCCTGTTGTTTAAAGATTTTCTTTTTTGATGGCTTTAAAAAATGCTTTCTGTTTTTAAGTTCTTGAATCAACTCAGATTTCTTTACCAATTTCGTAAATTGCTTCAATGCTTTTTGTAACTCGTCTTTACCCTCATTTACCTTTACGTACATTATACCCCCAAATTAGTATGTTAACATTTTATATGATAGTGCTACCATAGTTGCAATAGATTCGTTAAAAAATTTCTTTTTATTATCGGTTGATAATTTATCAGATGTAGTTAATAGCAATTTTGCAGTAAATACATCCACTACATGGTCATCAATAATCATCGGTCTACTGTGTTCGACAATAGATTTTAATTTCAATGGTTTCAATATATTATTGATATCAAAATTTTCATTTTGTAAATACGCCTTCGCATCTGATTCTGATATTTTTGAAGCCAATAATTTTATGTATGACGGGAATGCATTTCCCTGTTCATTATGATATTGTATTATTGATTCCAAAATTTTTGTATTGACTGTGTTCATATTACTTAAGTTCACTCAAGAAATCGTGAATTAATTTATCAACCACATCATATTTAGAAACGGTTTGCTGCTGTGTATTTTCTGTTATGAATGCGCCAATCGTAGAAGGGTTACTAACGATATCAAAGCAGATAAGCGAGAAATCTTCTTGCACTTCAACTGTATTTTCTCCCATCTGACGAACCGATCCCATTCCACGCGAGCTTACACCAAGACGTATATTATTTTTTATAAGCTCTTTTACTATATTTCCAGTTGGAGTTGTTAATATTTCAATGTCCCCACGAACATCGTCACCATCTGTCCATAAACCAACAATGTTGCAACAAACATTCTTCAAATTAACAACAGGACTTTCTGGATGATCTAGTTCTCCTACCGCTCTTCTGGAATCAACAAAGTTTTTCTTATATATTTGAGCTTCGCGCATCAATATATCTCTAGGATACACTCTTCCATTTTGATTTTTTGCATTTGCACGCTGAAGCACTACGTTTCTCAATACCAATGGCTTATTGCTATCTAACGATTCAGACAATAAATCTCTGTTGTATTGCAATTCGGTAAATTCACATAGCAATCCCATGATTATCCTCTCATTTCACGAAGTCTACCGGCCAATTCAACCAGTTTACCTTCTAACTTTGTCATTTGATTCATGGTTCGTTTCCATAATTTTTCATTAGAAACTCCATATTCCTTTTTCAATCTGCTATTCATTCGCAATGCGCGCTCTATGAGTTTTAACTGACGATTAAGCTCAGATATAGCATTACCTATTTTTTGATGAGGTAATTTTGTAGTGTCATTTCTATATTGATAATAATTTTCTGAAAGCGTGTCGCCCTTTTTGAGATCGGACTTTCCTCTGGACGTTATCGTGTATCCAATTCTCTTTACCAAAGAATCCATGTGCTTCTTATTGTCATGCTTATCTCCAACAAATGCGTTTGGAGTCAAATATCCAGCAACGCCACCCGTTGTACTTATTTCATTAACAATTTCTTTACGAATGATTTCTCTAAGACGTTCCATTTTTTCCATAAAATTAACTCAGCTTATCTAGTTCGTGGGAAATTTGGTATGCAATCAACAACGCAGTTATATGGTTGCTTTTTACAGACGATTTGCTCTTAATATTTTTTAATTGAGACAAAACTTCGTTAATTTTTATCTTGGTAACGTTGTCTTTGATTTTATGAGAGTTTAACTGTATGGAATTTATCAAATCTGTAGATTCTTTTGTAATAAACTTACTAAATGTATCTACATCTGTGCCATTATTTATATATTCTCTAAGCAGTATCTTTTGCTTATCGTTAAATACGCTATACTTGTCATTAAATTTCTCTAATAAAATTTTATAAGACAAATATCGTATTTCTTCCGGTTGGTTTTTTAGTATCTGAGAATAATTTGAGTCTTTTATAATCTGTTCTTCTTTCAGTTCGCCTTTTAGATGCTCTACTACGACAAATCTAGAAGAAACTATATCATTTATATTAAAAATTGAATCGTCATCTGTTCTTGTAACAGATTCAAATAATTTATATACAGATGCATATACTTTATAAGATGGAACTCTACCAGACATGAACTGTTTTATGTCACAATGCTGTTTAATTTCTTTTATCAAAAGAAATTTTTGAGCAGTGAGTAGTTTTTCATTCAATGTCTTACGCTTTTCAAGAATCAAATCAAGCATATTAAATGATTTTGCTTCAGATAAGATGTTAGAATTGAAGAAAGAACGATATAATTGCAGTTCTTTCCCTAATTCAGTCTTTGAATGGAAGTGCTCTCGCATAAGTTTCACTGCGAAGCTATCTGATTTTCCATCCAAGACATCGGATGCCACCTTTCTAACTAAAAGTTCAAAAAGGATGCCTGTATTTTTAATTTTGTTGTGCTTAATATTCATATGTTATCCGTATTAAACGAGTAAACAACTAGCATATATAAGTAAATATATATCAACTAAGTTTAACATTCTGTTTTTTCATCATTTGAGATACTTTCAGATATAATTTTTTTGTATTGTGACTGATTTGTAAACTTATCAGACAATTTCCTTATAAAATCGGCAGATTCAAATGATAACGATGTCCGCTTAGTCATTTTTTTGTTTTCTTTATGACCAAGAGGATCTCTACCGAGAGGATGGCGATCTGTTGCAAACTTTAATCCTTCCCTTGGTCTACCACCTTTCTTTTTCACCAACGATTCTTCTAAATCTTCTTCATCTTCGTCTGGAATGTCTTCCAAACTCTGTAAAATCTTATCTACGGTGTCAATTTGCGCTTCTTGTTCATCACCCGGTTCAGTTTCATCGGATGGAGCTTCTGTTTCTTCAGGAGATTCACCCGTTTCCGGAGAAACTGCTGGTTGTTCTCCTCCCTGCTCCATATTTCCAAGGTCTGGCTGTGCCGCTGCCATCTGTTGTTGAACACGTTTGATATCTTCTTCAATTTTTCTACGTTCATCAACGACATCTTCATCTGACATTTCAAGAATGTTGTTATATACCCAATCTTGTGAAAGTAATTGTGCTTGCCCACCTGTCATTTGTTGTGCTAGTGCAAATTTTTCTTTCCAAATGTTTATTTTTTCTTGTTCCGCTAACGTAGATGGATTTGTCAATGATAATTCAAAATTAACAAGAGTTTCATCAGTAAATCCTTGCACATATAGATGCACAATCGCAATTTTTGTTAATTCAGAAACGACAATACGTTGAATACGTTCAATTGTTCGTGCAAATCGTACATCTTGTGCGGCGAGTGTTGCTTTACCATTGATATCTTCTTCGTAGCCAATAAATGATTTCGGTACTTTGAATGCGGCTAATAATTTCTTACGAAGGTATTCAATGTCTTCAATCGCATTGAATTGCAATCCTTGCATCGTTTCAATATCCGTGCCACTTTCTTTTCCACGAACTGGTAGGTAGAAATCTTCGGTGATATTCATCATGTTGTAGCGAAGATTATAATCGCCTGTTTTTGGATCGACCAACGGCGTCTTTTTCATACGGTCGATAATTCTGTTCATGAAGGTTTCAATTTCATTCGGTGGGATATTTCCAATATCAATCTTGAATTTGCGCTTATCTGGTGCTCTCATGATACGATGTACTAACATCGCATCTTCCATGAGTTGAAGTTGCTTCCAAACGCGCCGCCCACCTTCTATCATTGCCTTTCCGTATGGTAGAAAATTCGTATCTGCTAACAAACGGAAGTGTGCAACCTCATAATTATCAAAATCTTTCTTTCCTAAATTTAGGAAATCATTTTCAATCTTAAAACTTACACTAAATGGATTGTTTGGATCTTCTCCTTCAACACGTATAGTCTCATAAACAGACAACGGTATTGCATTTATTATTCCGTATTCCGGATGAATGTCTAAATGTAAGAAAAAATCTCCGTATTTTGCCATGTTTCGTATCCACGGCCAGAGATTAAATTCTACGTTTAGGATATCATAAAACAAATTTTGTAATATTTCTTGAACTTGAGTATTATCGGTTTTGATACTAAGTATTTTACCAAATTCATCCTTTACAGTAGATTCATCAGCATAAATATCTAACACAGAGCAAATTATAGGATCGTTGTCCATCATGTCATAATCACGAAACAACTGCAATCTTGCGCCTTGAAACGCTGCTGCTGCCTCATATCTTCCATGTTGCGACCCATATCCACCGGTTTGTGATTGATAAACTCTATGATATCTATCAACACCTCGTCTGTTTACAAAGCTTTGTATTTGATCTGTATCTGCGATACGAAGTTTTTTTCCACCAATATTTCTAACTACTGTGTTAGTAGAAAACAGCTTCTTCAGTCTACCATAAATACTAGTATCTGCCATAACTCCTCACGTTATTGAAGTAATAATTCATCAATTGCTTTCATTAATGAATTGCAATTTATCTTGTCATTTTCAGAAATTTTACCAACTTCTTGTTTCATTTCCAAAAGCTTTGTGTTAAATGAAGCAACAACTAATTGCCATTCATTTAACTTATATTCTTTTACTGTAAATGGTAAAGAATTCATGGCAGATGAAAGCATGGTCAATTCACTAAATATTTCCATCAAGCCTTTTGTTTGTGTATCTGTTAATTCGGGCACTATTTTTTCTAAAATAGTTTGTAGCTTCACTAAGCTCACACGATTTTCTTTTATATTTTCCAAAAGAATATCTTTCATTCTAATCATTTTGATTTCTCCACATACTTTTTTAGCAAAGTATAATATTTTGGATTTTCTCTTAAATGGGATGCGGCGATCATTGCCGTTTTTATTAAGCTTCCATCAGTTACGTCTTGATGCTCCAGTTCCACGTTCATACCGACAAGAAACTCAGAAAAATCAAAGTCGTAGCCCATATAATCATATATGCGCTTACCATCTTCTTTTCCTATATAAGTATCACCGCTCATATATGGAGTATCTTTTTTATCAATATCTTCTAGAAGTTTTAACAAACGTATCATTTTACCACTTCCTACATGACCAATATCTTGCTTTTGTTCTTGGACCAGGACTATCACAATTATGTCTTGCTCTAAAACTTCTTCTTCTAGCCGGATTGGATTTCTTAATTTTCATATTCGGATCACCAAAATTTACTTTTTTCACATTTCCGGTCGATGGATCTTTAACGAATACTTTAAATTTCTTTACATCGCCACGCATAGGCTTACCGAGGGGAACTTTGCGACCTTGATATTCTGCTTCCTCTAATGGTCCCTTCTTTGCACGAAGTATTTCTTTTGCTAAACAACGTGGACAAAAATCATATACATCGTCTATAGCATATTGCTGCGCTTCCTTTACAGGTATGCAGTTTGGTACTTCCTTACCATTCTTCATCTTAGTACCATATTGCTCGTATCCTTTCCAACAAGGTGCTTTTTCATCAATACAATCCGTACATTGTTCTTCTGGATCTACTACTCCTCGTGGATTATATCCCTTGACATCTAATTCTGCTCCTTTGAATCCGGTAGTTTTGTAACTATCATACCTAGAAAAATCCGGTTGTGGAGCACTAAATGACTGTTCGTTAGATTTATTTGGCATACTTATCTCAAAAATTTCAACTTGTAAATAGTTGACGAAATTAAACCAGATACTTCATCAACTGTATTGTTCAGTTCACCATCTTGTGGCAATTGTGTACGAATTCCATCTACAAACTTTTGCAATCCCATAAAATATTTTAATGCAGAATCATCTTCTAATATCTGTGCAGACATTTGGTATCCACGAATGATACCATATCTACCCTGAGACATTTCTGCATATGAATCTATTAAATCTACTATTCCACTATAATACTCATCCAATGCTTTATGTGCGGCATATGACGGTGTTTGTAGGTGGAATACATGTGCTTGTGTCCTACTAGACATAAGCGTTCCTAAAAACTTTGCAATTGATTCCATAACAATCTCAGTTATCTGGTCCAAATACAGAGTATGCTGTATCTGACTTAGCTCCCTTTCTTTCCATACCACGTTGTTTTTTAAATGCAGCCTGAGCTGGACTTTTTGTCGCCTTACTCATTTTGGATGGTCCTTTCTTTGGTCTGGTCTTTGACAGAGCTGCTGTTGCAAGCTTTTTCAAACCACGGCGTTGCCCAGCACTCATCTTTTTACCTTGCAACAATCTCTTGGCAGCAGCATATGCCGGATGATCTGGTTTCAAGGCACTGGTTGCTTTTATTTGCTTTCCAGTTTTTGGATTGGTTACTGATGGCGTTATATCTTCCGATAAAAGCTCTTCAATTTCTGCAATCAAATTATTTAACTGGGTTTCTAGTAATGAAATTGGATTTTTCATATTACTTATGTGGAGTATAGCCCTTCTTTTTCATATACTGGGCTAGGGCAAATGGATTATCAATTTCTTTGTGCTTTTTCATAGACTTCACAGTCTTTTCCCAACCGGCAGGAGCCTTTTCGCTTAAGGTAACTTCGTCAACTCCCATGGTCTTGTCTGCTGGTGTACCATCACCAGAACCCAATGATCCTGGGCTAGACTTTTCATAACTCAAATTGTTATGAATTGCATTGATATACTCTGCTGCTTTTGTAATCTTAGCTTGTACCCAGCCTTCCAACTCTTCATTGTCACCGAGCATATTATAAATCTCAGCAGCTTTTTTGTGAATAGACATCAAATCTGCTTTTGCCATCTGACCTTCGTGATCATCAACAATATCTGGATTATCTGGGTTCTCTTCTTTCAATGTAGTTGATTCTTTTTTGAGATTTTTTTCAACTGCATTTCTGCGATTTTTCAAATATTTGTCAGAAGAATCTACATCACCATCGTTATCAATGTCAGAATCTTCCTTACCAACTGGATCTAATGCTTCCGTGTTGAACGGTGCAATATTTTTAAGATCCACTAAGCCAATTAAACGTATCATGGGTTATCTCCGTGTAAATTATTGTTTCTTTCGTGATCGTTTTGTAGCAAACGTCTTGCCTTTGATAGCATAATCACTTGCCATTGCCCATGCATATGAATTCATAGTCTTTTCCGATGTGATTGGCTTATCATTTTTTGCAGCCCAACGAATAAATGCGCGGCGTAGTGGATTTTTCTTATCATCGCCATTACTAATTGCCTTAAGTATCTTTTTACCGATACTTTCTCTTTTTTTGATCTGTGCAGGTGTCATTGTTCTATTATGTACGCGAGGAACAGTTCCATCAGAATCATATTTTTCTTCAAGAGAAACAGAATTTTCTTGCAAGTACTTCTCTATCTCTTCACGTATAATTTCTTCTAATTCACTACGCTTCATGGGATTCTCCAAAAAATAAGTACAACATTAATAAATATAATATTACGAAAGTAACCAGCGAATATCTTCTATTTGATTATGACCAATTTGCATTTCATAGTCATTTTGTTTTCTATTATTAGTATTAACAAACGGCATGGAATTAAAACTGGTGTGGTCGATTGAAAACTTGGTCAATTCTATACCTTGTTGTCGTAACCGCAGAGCGGTATCTCGCACCCATAGACCTATGCCAAGCGCCATAACCAAATCGTCATTATATCCCTGTAATGCCTCCGCTCTACCGTTTTTCCAAATAAACGTTTCAAATTCAGAAAGTGTTCTGGATGAGCGTATTATAATAGAATTTTCTCTCATATAACTTTGTATCTTTTCAATAATGAGAGGACGAGTTCTCATACTGATGGTGAATCCTGGTTTTAGATTTTTTTCTGATATAACATTTTTATTAACCATTTGATTTTCAACATCTATGTAATGCAAGTCTGCTGACATATAAAATAAATTCTTATATCCACGATCTATGACCTGCTGGATTGCACTCCAGCCAATAGAAGAATTGTCTGGTATTAGTAAAGCATCGTTGTATTGTGTTGCCAACGATACCATAAGATTTCCAAAATCTTTCGTTGTAATTTTACCTTTATATTCCGCAACCTGTGCAGATGATTCTGCATCTATTATATGAATCGTACTATAATCTTCACCGTCTCCTCTTGCAACGTCAGCCGCTGCGATATACGTTTTTGATGGATCTGGATACTCCCAAATCCACAAATTGCCGTCGAATCCTTGTTTAGATATTGGATCAATTATATATGTGTTTTTATAAAATTCTAGTACCTCTGCATCAATAACAGGATTACCAGAAAAGATAAATGATGCATCGTGTTCTTGAGCTGCATTTACAGAACCAAGAATATCCGTTTGCCTATCTCGCCACGCTTGATCGCGTTCAGGATGCACTTTCCAATCCAATAAAATAGGATTAAATCCATTAGTTTTGTCTACAGCACCCTGCCACATTTTATGGAAAAAATTTCCCATACCATTTGGAGTAGAAATTAATATGGCATTACCACCAGTTGACAATGTTGATGATGCGGCAGTCCAAATAATTTCAGCATCGTCAATGAATGCACACTCGTCAAGAATTAATAAAGACAATGCTTCAGATCGTCCAGCATCTTTACTAGATGCAACAGCTTTGATTTGTGATCCATTGGTAAATTTCATGGACAACTTATTATCTTCTACAGTTTTTCCACGTAACCAAGTTGGTAAATTTTTATTCATAAACGCAACTTTTGTAACAAGATTCTTAGCAGTTTCTTGTTTAGTAGCAATAACTAAAATATTTTTATCTGAATGAAAAATCATTTCATGCAACGCAAAGCCAGCAACTAGAGTAGAAAACCCTAGCTGTCTGGCCTTTAATACAATATTATATTGATTTGTTTTAAATTCTTTAATTGCATTATTTTGGTACGGATACAAATCAAACAACATTCTACCACGAACCGGATGTTGAATATAACAATATCTGGATAAAAAGTATTCAGGAGATGCTGCACATTTTGCATACTCTCTTTTTATCAGTTCTTTTAATTCAGTCATAATTCCTCTTAGAAACTAGCCCCAGCTACTACACCAAGCGTAAATGCAGCAATTGCCGTTGCCTTTCTACTTGGTAATGTTATACCCATAAATTTAGGTTTAGTTTGCGGTGCTTTTGGTATGTTATTTAAAATTGTTGTTAAACTATCGCCTCTAGTTTTTGAAAGCTCTAGTGCAGATGTTAATAACACAATTTGTGAATCTTTTAATTCAATTACTTGCTTCTGCTTACCAATCACACTATCTGCCTCTGTTAACTGAGATTTCAAATTACCGATAATTGTATCTTGTGTTGCAATTATCAACGTATCGTTTTTTTCACTCTTTGCAACTTCTAAACGCTCTTCTAATGTATGCAACTTTGTGTTCAACGCTTTTCTCTTTTGCTCACTAAACGTTATACTCACATTAAATTCTTTTATTAAAGAATTTTTTGTTGCAACAGAATCTTCCAACTGACGTATTTCTGCTTTTAATGAATCACCATACGTTACTGCATTTTTTGCTTGCGTTTCATATTCCTTATATTCTACCAAAAATTTGTCTATCTCAGACTGTCCATTGCAGTTACCAAACATAAATGCGACATATATCAGTCCTCCAAGTACAGCAAGTCTTCCTATCCAAGAAAGTTTACTAAATGAGGAGCCAAATTTTATTACAGAATTTAATATATTATTTTTCATATAGAATCATCCGCTTCTGCCGCCTCTAAGTTTTCTTTCAACTGGGAGATTTCTTTCAAAATATCCAGTTTGACCGTATTCAAATCTATATTCCACCTTTCAATGTTCAATATTTGTCTATCATCTGCGTCAATAAATTCAGGAAGACTTAGCGTATCATGATAGTCTTGTAATTCGGCAATTCTATCTTTCAAGGCCGCTATATAATTTGCTTTCATAACTGACAGCTCATACTCTTCCCATTTACCCTCTGCTCTCATTTTAGTTTCTTCCTTAGCAACACAGTCCATACATTTTCCACGAATTCTCCAAAATTTCATATCAAATCTATGTGACATGGATTTATTGCATTCTGGACAAAACCATGGTGTCTTTGCAGCATCAAGTTTAGTTACAGTTTGACGTATTCCATTTTTAATAGTCCACTGTCTACCAGAATCGTCTTCCCACACATCCCCTTCTTTTCGTTCAACAAATTCCGGACGCCAACCAACGACAATTCGCTGTTCGTCTTTTTTTAATACTTCATTAATTTTTTTACGCGCATCATTAATCATTTCGTGATTCATATAACCCTCTTATGATAGTTTTTTGTTTTTTGGTATTCCGGCTCTCGTTGAAACGCCGCGCATGTGCTGACGTATCATATTTAATGCCATTTTATGGGCGGGATGATTTTTATTATAATCCATTGCAGTGTCAACCTTAATCATATTTCCTGTTTCTGGATTTGTGATTTTCATCTGTAATATTCTATTCATAATATCTTTACCAGATGCCTTGCCCTTATCTTCTATATCTTGTTTAACTGGTTGTTCTGTTGATCCGTACATTCCCATATTTATTGCCGGTGCTTTGTCATAATTCAATAACTTCACAGGCATTGTCATTCCAGTAGCCGCTAATATAGAAAGTCGCTTATTTCCAGAAAATAAGAAATGGCCGTTAGGGAATTTTATAACAACAGGCATCGGTAATTCTTCTTCATTCTTCACAGCATGCAATAAATCGGAAACTGATTTCTTATCTTTTTCCGCAATCTTTTGTATAATTTTTCTAGGAGCAGAACTCCGCATTATTTCCGGAACATTGCTGTGTAATAAATTTTTTAATGCGTCGGTGTCCAACGTCACAGTAGGTGCATCCTTAATCATGCCAACTAATTCATTTGCACTCTTCGCCAAGTCTGGAAATGGTTTGAATAAATCTTCATTTTCAAAATATTCACGAACTTCATCGGCAAGTTCTTCGTCATTAAACTGACGCACAAATACATATAACTTAAGGTCATCGGATGCAGTGTTTTCGGTGACATATTGCACAGTTTCAGCAGTTTGTTTTTTACCTGCACGAATTGCCGAGTCCACCATAGCTCTTGCAGCTTTATGTGCATCTGCTTTTGGATCAAGCTTCAACGCAGATGCTACATAAATCATTCTACCAGTGTCAGGATTTTTTATTCTTCTATTCAATACAGACTTTGCAATAGATACGTTTTGTGGAGATACAGGTTGTTGTGGTTCAGTATCCTCCACATCATCTGATTTTTTCTTTTCTTTATGAGTAGCAGTAATATTACGATCTTCTTCTGCTTGTGTAGACACTTTGGTAATCATATCAAACATATCTCTATCAAATTTACCATATACTAACGTAAAAAATTCTTGCTTGGCTTCATCTGCAATGTTTGGATTTCCAAATGCGCTGCGTATTTGTGTACCAGATAATTCCTGTTTGCCTTCAATTTGTGGTTTTATCCAATAATAACCTTCCTCTGAATATCCTTTTAGGTCAGACGATGGATCATACGGTTTAAAATACTTACCAACCATACGATCTTTATCTTTTTCGGATAAGGCAAATACAACTGGAGTATTTTCTGGTAACGTTTCTTTAAATTCATCCGCTTTGTATGGATTCTTTACTTTGACAATCATGTCTTCTGGTATATCAAACATTTTCGTCATTATATCCACCTTCTGCCCATAATTAAATGGAGATTTTCCACCGGCATCTT